CACGCCATCCACCATAAGGGATTCTTATGTCAATGCCTAGCACGGTGTTTATATCCACCAATGAGCCTTGCTCCCCATTACCACTAAAGATGTTCATCTCAGGAAGCTCATAGGATAGGTTGCTCTTGATGTCCGTTGATGGAGATATGGCTCTTATCCTTGTTGTTTCATTTTGTATCCCCTCGCCATTTGTTGTTCTTACGTTGAGGTTCTCCATCTGCCATCCGTAGGAGTTCTCACTGTCTAGCGTGTGCGTTGCACCATTGGTATCAACAAACTCAACAAACTCCCAATCAAAGGTAACATCACCATCTGCTGGTACATTGGGTGTAGCTATTGCCGTATTCCCATATACATAGTGATCTGCATCAAACTCATTCAACGGCCCTAGAAGCACCTCATATCCTGAACCATTTTGAGTGGTTGTCCATGTGATTGATGATGGTGTCATGCCAGTATAGGTGCGCTTCAGGTAGTAGGTTGTGTTTGCATTAAAATCATAAAGCTCCACATTCAATCTAAGCTTCATAAATATGTTTGCTGCGCTTATGGCATCCTCTACTATTACTTGAGCTACATGATAAAAAGCAAAGAACAATTGATTATCCGGTGAAGATGCAACAAAACCTATATTGAAAGTGGGTTGTGCTATCTCATCAGATATAGCACCAATCAATGCTTTTGGCTCCTTGTTCACCACTACTGATACATTGTTCACCGCTGGCAAGAAGTTGAACATATTTCCAGCAAGCCTTGCCTTTCCACTTGTTTGGTCTAGTGTTTTACTAAGGCTCAAGCCAGCAGTTTCTCCAATCTTGGTGTAGTCCTTTTGATATGTATGCTCGGTAAATGTTCCGCTGATCCTCTCAAATATTTGCTCCACTCTATACTGCCCTTCAGAATAGTAGAACCTCAAGCCAAAGATTGAGCACATCTGCTCCAATACCTCATGCCAGTTGCGACCAGTAAGTGTGCCACTCTCATCAATAGTGTCAAAGGCTCTAAAGTCTGCCCAAGTCTCATCTAGTGGATTCAGCGTTGAGGCGTACACCATCTCTTGAGCATACCAGTTACAAACCACATTGAGCACTGGATCAGTGGTATCATAGATGCCTAGCACACCAACCTTATCCAAAGCATTGATAAACTGATTGGTGAACTTGCGCCAGGCAGAGGTGGTCACTATCACATCTTTAAGCTTTGCAAGTCCATCGGTAGCTCTAATGTTCAAAAGGTAGGGTTGCGATACATCCTCTATCTGCACCAAGTCTTGGATAATGTATCCGGCCCACATAAGTGAGGTGCTTACCTCACTGTTCCCTCTATATATTTTGATGTAGTACCTATCTTGCTGGTATTCTTTTAAAGTGTTGAGGAATGTGGTGGTAGCCGTATCATTCACATACATACCAAAAGATACGGATGAGCCAATGATAGGGCTGTATATATTATCAGTAAGACCTTTGTAATCTAAGATAAAGCCGTTACCATCAACGGTGAACGCATCAGGAGAGGAGCCAGCGTAGTCCTCATCCCATATCTCTATCTTATAGTATTTGTTTTTATCACTCTTAAATTCTGAGTATAGTTTTACTGCTGCCATATTATCCGGTTATACCACTCAATCTTGTTCTATCCCTTCCAGCTCTCTCACTAGAGATAAGTATGTCACTTCCTGATAGTCTACCAAACACTTGAACTCCACCTCCTTGCATTGCACCGCCAAGGCCACCGCCAAGTCCAAAGCTCGGCACGCCCATCATTGGGCCTGAGAATAGCTTGAATGCCGTACCAATAGACTGCATTGATAAGGCACCAATACCTCCTCCGGTGATCACTACAAGAAGCGCAGCAAGAACCAATGCCGCTGCAACGGCAGCAAGTAGTTGAGCAAGCATATTCTTTAGCCCTTGTATAAATACCTTGAAGAAGTCCTCGCCACTAATCATAGCCGCCTCAAAAGAGGTGGATAACGTAGTGCCGATTGAGTTTCCTAGTTCATCAAATGCTGTGAAGGCATCAAAGCCAGCTTGAGACAGTTGCCTGGTCACTTCAACCATTGGCTGCAATTGAGCACCTTGAGCCTTGTAAAGCATGGAGTGTGCCTCCTTGAGTCTATGTATTGCCTCAGTGTAGAAGAAAGCCTCATTGCGTGTTTTCTCAAAAGTATCTGCAAGTCCCTCAGTTGAGGTGTTTGTTTTTTGTGTCTCCTCGCCTAGTCTTTCTTGTGCTGCCTCGTGTTCTGCTACTGCTGTCCTTGCTGACTTTTGAGCATCTAAATAAATACGCAATACCTTACCTTGAGCACCTTGGAAGAAGGATGCTATATAGGCCATTCTCTCGGTGCCAGTGATTTGATCGGATATAAGTGTGTTGATAGAGTCAAGGCCACCTTTTACGCTGCTTAAAAATGCTGCGTACACTGGCTGCAACTGCTCACCTACCGCTATCTTCAAGTTTGTAATCTCAGCACGCTGCTGCGCTATCTGCTCCGCAACGGTAAGAGTAGCATTGCCAGCATCACCCATTTGTCTTTGGATGATGTTACCTACAGCTTCAGCCATATTGCCAGTCTCATTGAACTCTTCCCTCACCTCAGTAGCACTAAAGCCAAGGTTATCAAGGATAGGCAAACTTTTACGAGCAATACCAGTGACAATACTCTCGGTCATGTATTCAATGCTCTCACCAGTCTCACCGGCACGCTGCTGCGCAAAGGCTAAAAGGCCGCCCAACTGCTCAAGAGGGATGTTGAAGTTCTTAGCTTTTACAGCCGCCTTCATCAACTCTAAATCATCAAGAGTGCCCTTGGTAGCTGTTCTCAGCTCACTAAGCAGTTGAGGATCATTGATGCGGTCAAAGGCTCTCTTAACACCCTCCGCTTGGTTTGCAAGCTCTACGGATTCCGTGACAAACTGCCTGATAGCATCTACGGCAAATGAGGCACCAATCACGCCACCTAAAGCACCAAAACCACCGCTTAGTCTCTTCAAGCTGTGGTCTATGTTTCCCATGGCACTGCGGAACTGCTTGAGATCCGCACCAATCTTAAAATCTATGTCTTGCTTACTCATTTACCAAACACCTTTTCTATTCCTTTCTGCACCTCATCAAAGGTTGCTGCCTTATGCACTTTCTTCCTTCCATCCCAAGGGAACACAGCCAAATCTTTAGGGCTTATCTTCCGCTTTGTATGTGGTGCAACATTTACCGCTGCTTGCCACCTGGTAGTCTCCCAAAGCAACTCAGTATGATACTGAAGGTGCTTGTGGAAGCCTTCTCTTTTGTTTTGGAATTGGCGTGGTGTCATATTATAAAACTCCTCCACACTCATTCCCATCTCACCCAAACCTATAGCTTCCAGTGTGTCCCATGTATAGGACTCAGAGGCTTGGGTGCTTACTTTTTTTCCTCGCTGTTCGGCTTTACAAAGGATGCAATAAACAGCTCCATACATTGAGTGATAACCGTATTGTCCTCATCCATCATATCAGCTACATCCTCAATGGTTAGGTCAAACTCTATCTTCTCCACTCGTGCGCCATCTTTCAAGCCAGCCCATACTAGGTTTATGGCGTGATCAAGGCTCATGCTTTGTGCTATCTTCTCAATGTCTTGCAGTTCAATACCACTCTCCTTGCAAAATATCCTCAGTGCGTTAAAGCCATACTTAACTGGGTATAGCTTCTCTCCTACTTTTATTTGTTGTGTGTTCATTTGTTGTTTTTTAATAAGGGAGAGCATCAATGATGCCCTCCCAAATGTTTATGATTGAGTATCTTGAGTCAAGGTTGAGGTACCTTGGAAGCTAAAGCTAAAAGTAGCGTTATCCTCCATACCAGCATCCGTTGAGAACTCAGTGAAGTACCCAGTACCACTGTAGTATGTCTCATCAGTTGATTCTGATCCAAACTCAATGTAGATAACCGTGCGGCTGCTCAAATGACCATAGATGTCATCCGGTGTAGCCTTTCCACTATTGTTATATACTACCAAACCTTCTCCTGACAAAGTCCAAGACTTTTGTCCTTCCAATACTTCCATCCATCCGGCACTATCCTTAGTGCTCGCATCCCTGGTTGCCATTGTTACGCTTAATGAGGCGTTGGTCATCTTGCCAACAGTCTCATAAGTTGCTCCATCCGTACCAATGCGGACTACCACATCGGTGCTATTCATTACTGATGTACTTGCTGCCATCTCTTCTTAATTTTATGATTTAACTATTCTAAACACTAAATCAACTGATACTGCGTATGTCTCCTCATCCACATTGAATACCTCGGTGAGGTTGTCAAAGCCGCATGATTGAACATTCACGCTCTCAATTGTTTCCTTCATTCGCACAAAAGTAGTGCGTATATTTTCCACTGCCGTTTGCAATTGGCTGTATGTATCTCCTACAAGATTCAGCTCCACATTCACTATATCAATGTGGCTATCCGCATCTTTTGAGCCTTCAGGTCTTATGCTTGTGGTGTCATAAACACAAAAGGGCCGTTCTCCACTTTGAGCACCAACCAACGGATAGACACGCCCAGCAAACACATCGTTTAAGCTGCTGGTATTGTCAAACTTATATTTGATCACTTTGCCTATCATCGCATACCTAATCTCTGCCCAAATTTGAGCTTTTTAATCTCCGCTTGAGTGATGGTCTTGAAGTTACGCAAGAACTTTACTTGTACCTTCATCTTTGCAGCACTTTGTGCCTTTTGTGCAAAGCCTCGGTTCTCTCCGGTGTACTTCTTGCCGCCACCTACTCTCAACCATCCAAAGTTGATGAATCCAGCGTACCATCCTCCCTTCTCAGGATTCCTATATGCGCCTGATCTTCTAGGCCCAACACTCAAGCCTATTACATTCTTACTTTGCAAAGCCTTTGGTGACTTTATACCTACGCTTCTCCTAAGTTGCCCAGGCATTATCTCATAAACAATCTTACCTTCTCGGTACACCTTGAACACCTCATCAGCATCCTTGATGTTCTTCCTATAAGAGTCCACCATTGGAGGTAGAGACTTTCTGCCCACCTTCTTGATGATTCTCTTCTTGAGCCTATCATCAAGCTTCTTGAGCTTCTTCATTGTCTCCTCTACACCTTCAAGCTTTACTTTTACTTTCTCCATTACTGCGCATCAGACCATAAACATACAAGCCTCAAGAATGCCTTTCTAGCATCTGCCGTTTGTATGGTTTGGATCTTGTATATGTTGCTGTTGTACAAAATACGCATCTGCTCATTAACATCCGTGCGGTACCTGATAATAAACTCCACCTTTTTTGTGGAGGCTATCATATCACCATCTTCACCCTCACTTCCTATCTTCTCTTTCACATTAGCCCATACTGATGCAAGAGTAGAGTATGATTTCACCTCTTGCCCAAAACCATCGGTAGATTCACTAAAGCCTTGTATAATGATTCTCCGGTCTAGTTGTCCAGCTTGGTCAATCATTAGAATGTGAAGATTCGGAATGGATTGAATAGATACTCGGATGCCGTTGGCAATTGTCTCACTCGGTCATCTCTCTTATCATAGAGGTCACTAAGTATAAGCAACATCCCTTGCTTCAATGGCGTAGGTATGCTGCTCACATCCGTACCAACGGTGTAGCGCACTATGACTTGATTGATGATTCCGTTAGTTGCAAACCATCCGGCTGTGCTTGCAATTCGTGCTGGCTCGCTGATTAGATCAGCAACATACGCATCAGAGCTTACGGTCACTTCTGAACCTATCTCATCAACATACTTCACACTTGCTACACTTGCCACTGGGCCACGGCTTAGATAGATGATATCCTTTGATTCAGGATTCTTCCAATTAGGGAACCCATCAAAATACTCATCAATCGTAGTAGTCACTAGGATTCTCCGTGTGTATTGCTCACACATCTCTCTAGCAGCAGATATTAGTGTGCTGATGAGGAAATCATCATCACTGCCATCAACTCTCAAAAAGTTCTTTGCCTCATTCAAAGTGATTGGTTCACTAGATGCCGCTGTAACTACTGAATATGCCATTACCTAGATTCTTTGCTTTTTGGTTTTGCAACGCTCTTCTTTGCACGCTTCTTTGGTGGCTCTGCAACTGCATCACAAAAGCCAGCGTTCAAAAATTCTTGTGCCCTATCGTTGGATAGC